TATGGGCTTCAGTGTTTGGACACTGTTGGATTCTAATGGTCAAGCCCAATGTAGGCGCACAGACCAAAGGTGATGAACTGGCACAAGGTGTTAGACCCTATGTGAATCTAATCACTCCACTCACTGTCACTGACTGGCGTTGGAGACGCAATGTCAATGGTCGCTATGATCTAGAATATCTCAAATACATTGAAGAAGGCAATGACACTGTATCAACAATCCGTGAATGGACACCAACTGAAATTCACACTTATCTAGTGGATCACAGAACTAGACAGGTCATGGAACACATCATAGAACCTAATGGTGTTGGTGATATTCCTGCCATGGTTGCCTACAGCCGCAAGAGTCCTGTTAGAGGCATTGGAGTCAGTGATATCACTGATATTGCTGATGCACAAAAGACCATTTACAATCTCACTAGTGAAGTAGAACAAAGCATTCGTATTAACGGACATCCTGCACTAGTTAAGACAGCAGGCGCAGAAGCATCAGCAGGTGCAGGTGCTATCATACAGATAGAAGACAACATGGATTCAGGCTTGAAGCCTTATATTCTTGCAGTATCAACAGACACCAATTCAATCTTTACTGCCATTGAACACACGGTAGCAGCCATAGACAAAATGGCCAACACAGGATCAATCCGTGCCACTGAAAGCCGCCGTATGAGTGGTGTTGCTCAACAACAAGAATTTGAATTACTCAATGCCAAACTGAGTGAAAAAGCAGACAACTTACAATTGGCAGAAGAATCTATATGGCAATGGTTTGCATTTTATCAGGGCACCACTTGGGCAGGTGAAATTGAATATCCCCGTTCATTCAACATCAAGGATGAAGCCAATGATATGGAGATGCTTTTGAAAGCCAAACAGGCTGCAACTGATCCTGTAGTCCTACGCATCATCGACGGTGAAATACTAGAACTGCTAGGTGCTGAAAAAGAATACCTACCATTCATTGACCCTAACCCACAGACAGGTAGAACCTATCCTGATGGTGAACCCATACCAGACAGCCTACCTGCTGCCTACAAAGATGCCAGCGATCCTTCAGTTCCAGAGGGACAGAACTGTGGCAACTGTGAATATTACAAGCCAGGTGAACAGTATTGCTTTAAGTTTGATGCCCCAGTGCGTGAAGTGTTCTGGTGTGCTAAGTGGGAAGCAAAAGAAATAGAATAAGGAGAACGCAATGCCTAAAAGATTAACCAAGTGGCATACATTGGACACTAATTCATCAACAGCAGTGGCTACTCCAGCCATAGGGGAAACTTCCATCACAATTTTGAGCAGTTTGCAAACTCATTATATACGAATCAATGGCACCGCATCAAGCACCAGTATTGTGATTCCAGAAGGTGTTGCAGTAGAATTTGAAATACCTATTGGAGCCACGGTTAGTGCTCTAGCACACAGTGGACAGGGACATATTACAGTATTATATTATTAAAGGAGAACATGATGACCACATACCCAAAGAAAAAGAAAATGCCTAAGCCCCCAAAGAAAAAGGGCTATTGAATCAAAATCAGTGTGAATCAGTAGAGCACACATAAATAACTCTACTAATAACTCATAAGAGGTGATGCAACGATGTCAGAAAATACATTGGTGAAAGACGCAACTGATGCGGCAAGTGAACAAACTGAAAATCAGGCACAAGCGACTAAGACTTATACACAAGATGAAGTGGATGGAATGTTGGCCCGTATGAAGGGTTCATTATCCAAGAAACTGCTCAAGCCCTACGAAGATTTGGGTGATCCTGATGAACTACGCAGTATAAAAACTGAGTGGGAAAAAAAGCAACAGGAACAACAGATCAAGCGTGGTGAGTTTGAAAAAACCTTGACAGAATTAGCCGCTAAGAAAGACGCTGAGATTCAGAAGAGAGATTCAGTGATTAAGGAATACAAAGTTAATACGCCCCTACTATCAGCGGCAGCACAATACCGTGCCGTGAATGCTGAACAGGTCAAGGCACTATTATCACAGAATGTAAGACTTAATCAAGAAGGTGAAGTAGAAGTGGTAGGCAATGATGGTGCAGTTCGCTATAACGATGCGGGTGCTCCATTGGGTGTGAATGATCTAGTGCGGGAGTTCCTTGATTCGAATCCGCATTTTGTTCAGACAAGCCCCTCAACTACCAACTCCAAATCATCAGTCACTAATCAGAGTCCAGGCAAATTAGATATATCCAAATTGGATATGAAAAATCCAGAACACCGTGAACTTTACAGAGAATATCGTAAACAAAACGGAATAGCCTAATATCTTAAGGAGATTATGAATGACTATTACTAACACAACTACCCTCAACGACCTATTGCCAAGTATCGTTGCAGAAGCATTATTCGTGGCAAGCGAGCGTTCCATTATGCGTGGACTTGTTCGCAACTATACGCTATCAGCAGGACAAGGTAAAACGGTCACCGTTCCTATCTATCCCAAGCAGACAGCGGCAGCATTGACTGAAGGAACTGCACCTACATTCACAGAAATTTCTACAAATGGTGCTACACTAACTGTATCAGAAGTTGGTCTAACTGCACAGATCAGTGACTTGGCTATTATGGCTTCTAGTTCAAATGTTATCAGTGACATCGGTCGTTTATTCGGCGAAGCAATCGCTCGCAAGATGGACACAGACTTGTTGGCATTGGCTAACAGTTTATCAGTAACTGTTGGTGGCGTTTCTACTACTGGCACACCAGCATTGCTTTTCCAAGCTATTGCTAAACTTCGTGCTCAAGGTTATGACACTGCCAATGACTGTGCTATCGTTCTACACCCTAATGTGGCCTATGATATTGCCAGCACATTGACATCTACCTTTGCCGCTCCAGCAAGTATGGTTGGTAATGACGCATTGCGTAACGGCTTTATGGGTATGTTAGGCGGCGTTCCTGTTTATCAGTCTAGCCTAGTTGCACAATCTAGTGCTTCTTCAAATGCTTCTGGTGACTATGCTAACTTGATTATGCACAAAGATGCATTTGGTCTAGCCTTGATGCAAGATATCCGTATTGAAAGCCAAAGAGAAGCCACAAAGCGTGGATTTGACCTAGTTGGTTCCGCAATCTATGGCGTTGGTGAATTGTATGACGCTGCTGGCGTATGCGGTATATTTGACTCTTCAATAGAGTAATCAGCAAGAGATCCAATAGTTAGACATTTTGGATTGGAGAAGAGGGCTCACAAGGCCCTTTTCTTTTGGCTGTCAATTTGGCAAGATTGGTGCTTGACTTAGAACCAGAAGTGCAGTATACTATTAACATATTAACAGCACAAGAAAGGTGCAGAATGAGTTATTATCACAATCCAGAATTCCTTGCTTGGTGTCTAGAAAGAAATTTAGATCCAAATAATCAAGCAGTCTTTGAATCCTATGTTTTTAGAGAGGCCGCAGAATGAACAAGCCTTGGGAGCAGTATAATATGACTGAAGACGAATATCGTCAATACCAAGATGAATATGCAGATTGGCTAGACAGCCTAACTCAGCCTGCTTAAATACACCATGACATTTGCCAATCTATTTGATGTTGAAGCCACAGGCAATCGCATTGACCTGCTGACCTGTAAGGGTCGTGCTGACATAACAACAAAAACAATTGATTGGTGGGCTAGTCAAGGTTGGCAAGTAGTCTTATGGGATAACACTGGCTATCTTCCTGCAGTTGGTAGAAACAACATAATCAAGAGTTTTAAAGAATCAGATAGAGATATTCTCATAATGGCAGATGATGATATCACTCTTTACACACATCGTTATCTTACTAGTCAATGGTTAAAGAAGCCTGTTGTGAATGGTGTTTACACTCTAAACTCTAATCACAAGATGGGCATACTAAAGTATAATAGCACAGGTTGGGATGATGGAGATCACCATTGGCGTGAGACTACAGAAATCAGTCAACTCTATGTGATTAGTGATAAAAACATTCCCTACCAAGACGAATATCTACCAGCACTAGAAGATTTGTATTGGGCCAAGGAGTGTAATAGACAGGGCATCAAGACTCAAATCTTACACACCGTATTCCTTAGAGAACAAAGTCAAGATCGAGGCAGTCTATTGTTTCGTGATAGACAGCACAGAAAAGAAATATATCAACAGGCAAAGAAAGATTATGAAACTAGATCCTAAACCACAACTAGGTCGCGCCGGCATCTTATCCAATATTGCTCACCTAGAACACCGTGTTCAAACTGCTCACGACAATTGGCACAGTGAATTGAATGAACTTGAATATTGGTTGGATGAATTAAATAAAATTACACCCGATGACTCGAGTGTGACAACTGCTGAAGGTATGACGCCTTCTTTCTGCACCGTGAAGGGTGGTGTGCAGTGAAACCCTTCATTTTAATTCTAGTCATGCTGACATCAGGTTGTGCCTACAATGGTGGTAAAGACACTTGGTATCCAGGACAGCCCATACCATATAAGGTGGGATCAGCGTGGAGTCCTCAACCTATGCCAGGACAAAGCCGTGTGGTAGTCAATGGGCAAGTCTATACCATATACCAACAGAAATAATCTAATTATTTCCGATTCCAGACAACTCTACGACCTTTTGAATCCATATCTTTAATATTGTCAATTTGAGTGCCTACTGATAAGTGGTCGGGATTTACGCATCCAGGATTATCACAAGAATGCATTACAACATAGCCTGCAGGGATATCTCCCTTTGTCCATAGGTAAGCAAGTCTATGGGCTCCGTATCGTGTTGGCTTCATATTATATCTGCCATATCCATCTTTGTCTTTCGGACCTTGCCATATCCAGCAAGTATCTGTCTTTTCTATTAGAGTCCAGAACTTCTCTTTTGTATTTGATATTTTGTGTCCCATTATATCCCCTTTCTTAGAGTATAAACTAAATACAAGCATAAAGCAAGAGGAAGGACCGCTTGCAGATAATTTACGGAAAGGATCCGCTACTATGGCTTATGCAACTTTTGACGACCTCAAACAGGTTGAACCAACGATACAAGATTATGGTGTATTAGATTGGGATGTTGAACTAGCCCGTTCAGAAACTGAAATAAACAGAGTCTTAAAGGTCAGATGGTATCAAGCATACCAGAAGGCACACACAAGCCTAATAAATACCGCCTTTGACACTACCTTACTAACCTCAACACAATTCACTCAAGCAACCGTTTATCACGCTCTTGCTTACCACATTGCACCTAAACTAACTCAGTTCTCAGGTGCGGAACCAGACAAGTTCCAAGTCATGATGGAATACTACTCCAAACGCTTTGAACACGAAATGGATCTCATTCTTCGTGAAGGTGTTGAGTATGACATTGACAATGACAACACCGTGACTGCTGGTGAAAAAGCCCCAGTCACTAGCCTAAGACTTAAGAGATAAGAATGGCACAGAACATACGCCAACAGGTAGCAGAGAACATTGTTCGTGTTCTCAAGGAAATGACTGACCCACGCCCAGTGTTTGTGAGTCGTGAACCAGTGGTGATCCAAGAAATGGCTATCACACAATTTCCAGCAGTGTTCGTGCAGCCAACAATAGAAGATAGAGAAACTATCACAATGGGTATCCCGGGAGCGGGTCGTCGCATGGGCCGGATTGAGTATTCAATTCGTGCCTATGTGCGTGGCACAGAACTAGATCGACAGCGTAATGATCTTATAGAAGCCATTGAAGAAGCACTAGACAGCGATAGGTATAGAGATTTAATTGCCAGTGGCGTGACTGATAGCCAAATAACAAGAGTGGAGATCATAGATCGTCAACCACCGTTGGCAGAGTTTGTTATAACCTATGTTGTCACTTACAATTATCTAAGAGGATCAGTATGGAGATACATTTAACCAAAAAAGGTATGACCAGATACTGTCAACCTAACGAATTAGAATTGATGCAATCAGCGGGCTGGACAGAGTCCCAGGCATCTAAAGAACAGGCAGGAGAAGAGGTTATTCGTCTCAAGCCCCCGGTGAAGTCTAAGGCGACCGTAACAGCCGTAGAAGAAGCCAATATTAATATACAAGGAGACGAATAATGGCCATATTAACAGGTAACAACGGTAGAATCCTATTGAGTAAAACCGTAGGTGGTTCTGTAGATGCAACTAAGGTTGCCGCAGTCCGTAATTTTTCTTGTGAAATCACAAGAGACACAATTGAAACCAGCACTATGAGTGTTGATGTTCGCACATATCTAGCAGGTATGAGTTCCTGGAGTGGTTCAGCAGATATCTATTTTGATTCTGCAAGCACCTCAGGACACTTAGACTACTTTCCTGTGTTGAATCCAACATCAGGAACAGTGGGTTCAGGAACAGTGGCAGTTGAATTATATTTGGCTGACTCTGCAGGTAAATTTGCTGGTAATGTAATCATCACCGGCTTCACAGTAAACTCTGCAATGGACGGTATGGTGGAAGCATCTATCAGTTTCCAAGGCAGTGGTGCTGTTACATTCACAGCCTAATTAGGAGACCACGATGGCTACATTAACAGGTAATAACGGTGCAATTTCCATAAACGGAATTGCAGTCCTAGCAGTTCGTAATTTCTCTATTGAAATGACTGCTGACACAATTGAAACATCAACTATGGGTGTGGATGTAAGAACATATCTCAGCGGAATGAGTGCATTCTCAGGTTCAGCAGATGTTTACTTTGATCCAGACACAGCAACCACAGGCTTTGATGCCGCAGAATCAACATTTAATCCCACAGCAGGTCTAGTTGGTGCAAGTGGTGTTGCTGGTAAATTCTATGTGACATTAGATGCCACTGGCACTAATGCTGACCAAGCATTTACAGGCACGATCATTGTAACAGGTTATACTGTAAACGCAAGTTTGGATGGTATGGTAGAAGCAAGTATTTCCTTCCAAGGCAGTGGTGCAACTACATTCTCAACTGGTAACACAGTTTATCCGTAATGAAAGTAACCTTCACTGGCTCTGAAATGATTGCTGGCGACTTAAAAAAGGAGTTGGCTCAGATGGTAAAAGATTTGAG